TATATCAGCTATTTTTTCTTGACCTTTAGAATTACATTCCCAAATTTTTAATTTATATTTCATTTTAAAGATTTTAAATTATCAAATGTTTTATTTTGTTTCTTTAGTTTTAAAGTTAAGAAGATTAAAGCCTGTGTTTTAACATAATTGTCAAATGTTTTATTTTGATTATCTATTACTGAAGTAATTATGTTTTGATAACCTTTTGCATCAGCATCTTTTAATCCTGACTTTTTAATATAATTATTGTATTTAATTTTAGCTTTTTTCTTTATTATTTCTTTGCTTTCATCTGTAAATGATATTTGATAATTAGCATAAAGAAACTCATAAATAGAAGGCAGGTGCATCACATTGTCTTCATGGTTAATTATTGTATGGAATCGTTCAGAGTTTTTTTCTTCACATATTGAAAAAAAGTATTTAGCTATCTGTAAATTTTGCTCAAAGAATTTAGTCATTGGCTTTTCAGTTGTTGGTGTTTGATATTTAAACCATTCTTTCATAGCCTGTTCACGTTTAGGTGAGTTGTAATAACCTTTTAACCATTTAGTGAATGTTATCACTCCAAATCCAACAAAGTCGCCATATTCGCCAATTAAACCTTTTATAAATGCTAAATCTAATTCAGATAAAGTTGCAGCTTTGTATTGCTCAATTACTAAGTCGTAAATAAAACCAGATACATTTTTAGTTTGTTGGTTATCTAAATTGTACTTTTTATTCTCTCCGCTTAATTCAATAGTCTTAATAACTATTGCATAGATTTTAGTTAATGATTCTTGTTTGTCATAATGGATTATTTTCTTTTCATTCTTTGCCTGAACATAAGGTTTTAAATGTTCATTTACTTTTTTCATGGCTTCAACTTCTAAAGCTGAAAATCCATTAATTATGTTTAGTTGATTCATCTTTGTTTTGTATAATCATCCCAGTTAATGTTTTCAATTGCTTTCATTGCTGTTGCTATTCTTACTTCGCTTGTATTGTTATCTTTAATAAAATCAACTTTTGCTTTTCTAAAAGCATCTTTAACCCACATATTAATTGCAGCATAATCTGACTTGTATTTCTTTCCTGTACTTGCTTTATAGTCATTTAACTTATTCAGCATCCATTCTACTTCATGTGATGCAAACTCTTCATTTAATTTATTAAGTTCAGATTCAGAAAGAAAAACAAATTCTTTAATATTAATTTTTTTGTTTACTACTTGTACTTCTTCTTTCTCTTGTACTTTCTCTTTATCTTCTTCTTTCTCTTGTAGGTAAGGGGGTTCATTACCACCTATCTTACCCCCTACAGATGGGGGTTCATTAGGGTTAAATTGTTCATCCTTTGTTTTATCATAATAACCTTTTACTTGAGTATCAATAGAATGTTTTTGTGAAATGTATGCAAAGTTAGCCATGCCTTTTAAGTTAGGCTCTATATTTTCAAATTGCTTATTCAATAACGCATCATAAAAGGCTAATCTATCTTTATCGTTTAATTCTTTTGCAACTTCAAAATAACTTCTAAAAAAGTTAATTGCTTTTCTCATTTATACAAAATAAAAATCCCTTCGGCTTTCGAGGTCGTGGTCTCTACTCACCAAAGGGATAAATAAAATTTTATTGATGCCACGACTCATCTTTACAAAGATACTAAAATAAAGTTAAAGTACTACTTTTTTCTTTTAAAATATCTGCATGATTTTTAGCATTTATAGCAAAGTAACTTTCTTTTAATTCTATGCTAATTGACTTTCTATTCATCTTTATTGCCTGAAATCCTTCGCTACCAATACCTCCAAATGGACTGAATACTGTTTCACCTTCATTTGAATATAAATTAATAACACGTTCAATAGTATCTAATTGTAAAGGGCAAATATGTTTTTCATCATTACCATCTCTACCTGATCTATATTGTAATGTTCTGCTATAATCAATATCATACCAAACAGGAGATGCATATTTTTGCCATAAATCAACTGGCAAATAATTTGGAATAGTATCACTAACATCTTGATGTGTTATTGGAGTTTCATTTTCTCCTTCATTTCTAAAAAATAATATATAATCAGGAATACCAACTCTACTCATTACACTATCTTTTTTAATTGTTTTGTGCAATAAACCTAATGCCTTTGTTCTTTGCATTTCAGTTACAGGATTTTTCCAAATAGTTACTTTTGAATGATAAATAAAACCTTCATTTGTAAACCAGTCAATAAGCATTCCTGAAAAATCACGAAGTCCAATATAACCTTCTTTACCTTTTTGAATAGGTAAGTCCATACAATGAACAGCGCATATTCTGCCACTTTTTAATATTCTTTTTAATTCAGGTATCAAATATTTAAAATGTTGCTCAAATTGTTTATAATTGCTTACATTACCCATATCCTCTTCTTTATCTGAATAAACATATAACTCAGCAAATGGCGGACTAAATACAATTAAATCTGCTTCATTATCATTTATTTTTTTACTTTCAGCAACACAATCACCATTAAATAATTTATAATCACTTGTTTTAATTTCTTTTTTGTTAATCATAACTTTTGATTTATTTGATTTATAATCTGCTTCACTTGAATATTTTGCCATTTCTTGTATCATTTCTTTATGCCTTTCTTGTTTTTCAATTATTGTTTGTCTTACATTAGTTTGTGATTCAGGTATTAATAAATGCACTTTTACTTTATTCTTTTGCCCAAAACGATAGCATCTTCTTACTGCTTGATAAAATGCCTCAAATTTAAAATCATAAGATGTAAATACCATATTAAAACATTGCTGATAATTCATTCCAAAACTGGCAATACTTGTTTTAGTAATTAAATTTTGAAACTCTTTTTTTGCAAATCCATTTAGATGTTTAGCTTTATATTCAGGTGTATCTGAACCTTGAACATTTATTGATTCCTTAATTTCTTTATTTAATATTTGAGCTTCATCATTTTTTAAAGTCCAAATAATCCATTGTTCATCTGAATTATTAATTAACTCTTTTGTTTTTTCAATTCTTAAATCTAAAGACCTTTTTAAATCTTTATGTAAGTCAGTAGCTGAAACTGCAACATCACCGAATAATGTTTGAGTATTATTTTCAACTGGTATAATATGTTCTATAAATTCAATCTCAGGCAAATCATATCCTTTATGATTAAATCCTAATGTTTGAGGTTTATCACATGCCATAGACCATGTACATACATATTTCCAAAAAGGATCTTTTGCATGTTTTCTTAATCTCCATTTAGATGTTTCACCGCCATCATGAACAAAGTACATTGATAACATTTCTAAATAACTCATTGCTCCAACAAACTCAGAATGTTGCCCTAATTCCATATGGTCATTTGGCGATGGTGTTGCAGTACACGCTAATTTGTAAGGTGTATTTTTAAAAGTATCTATTATCATTGAAGATAGTTTTCCGTCTCTACCTTTTAAAATACTTGACTCATCTAATACAACTCCTGAATAATTACTACAATCTACATTTTTTAATTGATCATAATTAGTAATATCAAAAGAATTTAAATTGACTCCAAACTTTAATGCTTCATCTTTTGTTTGTTCTACAACAGCCAAAGGTGCTAATATTAAAACTTTTTTATTAGTTTCATTATAAACAGCTTCACTCCATGATAATTGCATAAGTGTTTTACCTAAACCACAATCAAAGAATAAAGCAAATTTACCTTTTCTTAAAGCTGTTTTAACAGCATATTTTTGAAAATCAAATAAATTTTTATTCAATTTAATTTCATCTATTTCAAAACCACTTTCTATAAATGATTTTCTTTTACTTTCTAAAAACTTTTTATATTCCATTGTTATTAAATTAAAAAACCCCTAAATGTTCAGTTGGTTTACGAAACCATGCAGCATCAACTCTGCACCTGAACACTTAGAGGCTAAATGTTTTATTGTTGATGTATTTCTTTAAATCGGTTCGTTACTCCGATAGTGCAAATATACAAAAATTATTTAACTTTCCAAACCTTTGTAAAATTCTTCACGCATATTTGAGTTCATAGTATGATAAATATCGCCAATTTTATCTAAATACTCAACATCTGTTATATTTCTTTTTTCAAGTTCTTCAACTATTTTGAATCCTTGTTTTTGCCATAGATTAAAATCAGCTTTCATTTTATGTTTGAATTTTCCAGTTAATTGAGTTGATTGCTCAACTGTTGATTTGAATAAACCAATTAGAAGATGTGATTCAAATTCTACTTTTGCTTGTTCAGTTGTTAGTGCTTTTTCCATGTTCTTTGATTTTTGTTTTGTAAATTTTAATTAATTCTTTAATTTCATCTAATGTTAGTTTTAAAGTATCACCCCTTGCATTAAATAGTTTATTGTAGTTGTATTCTCCTATCCTATCTTTTAGCCTTATTCCGTATTCAATATGATTACCATGTTTGTGTTGATTGCAGAATACACATTGACCATGCGCATTATTTTCATTAAACCTCAAATTAGGATAACTGCCTACAGAAAAGTAATGTCCAGAATCGTACTTGTTTATTAATGGTTTATCGCATGAAATACAAGGTTTATGTTTGTCCCTTTCACGAATAAATTTATTAAATACAACTTGCAATATTCCGAGCCATTCTGTGCGAGTTCTGGTATTCTCAATCATTACCTTTTTCTTTTCCTTCCATACCTTAGTTTCTGCTAATTTAGCTGCACATTTAGTTCCACAAACTACTTGAGTGGTTTTAAAAGGAGTGAAGTTACCACCGCACTCCTTACACTTTTTATTTTTAACCTTTCTTTCCATTAAATGATTCAAAATATTGATTAAATAGTTCCCGTGCTAACTTAACTTTCTCAGTCATTTTTTCGATTACCTCTTCATTAGCATTTACTCTATAAATAAACAATCCTAAGTCTGAAATAATACGAGGATCGAAAGAAACGAAATCACACCACTTTCTGCCTGATAATAACATATAGCATTGCATTTGGTAATAATATTCAGGCTGTTCACTTAAGAAAGTTTCATCGTTTGTAATAAAGCAATGTTTTAAATGATTTGCGCCATTAAACGGACATTTAACTTCAATCATTCCATCTTCACCTACTAAGCCATCAGGACTACCTGTTAAGCCTTGTATTTCATTTGAGTAAAGCATTAAGCTATCTTTAACTTCATTGCCAGTTACAGATGTATAAAACTTTTTTGCAATAGGCTCGTTATCGTTTCCCCATTCAGTTGCAAAGTTATTTATACCTTGTTTTACTTCACCGCTTAATTTTTCCCAAACCTTTTCGAGAATATAAGTTTCTGCTGTTTTTGATAGCACGTCCTTTTTAGAACGTGCTTCAGTCATTAACTTCCATATTTCACTTCCTGTGAAATTACCTTGTCGGTTAATAAACCATTCAGGGCTGTATATTTCAATTGTGCTTTCCATTAGATTGATTTTATTAGTTTAGTTTCTACTTCTTGACTTATCTCATATTTTTGCTTTATAGCATCTATTGAACCACCTTTCATTAAATATTCAACAGCTTCTCCAAACTTATCTGTATCGGCTTTTAAAATAGGTTTTTGAATATGTGCAGTTTGAATAGCTTTGTTAGTTGTGTTAGCATCATCATCATCAATTTCTAATGATAAAAGTGAGGAAATGGTATATCTGCGAAAATAAGAAATTGCACTACCTAATTGCTGGGGTTGTAATCCATTAGGCATAGGAATAAAAGATACTATTGAATCTTTGCCATCTGTGATAACAGTACCTATTCCACGTTCATCTATTGGCTGAGTAATTAATAAACCAACTTCTGATAATATAGGTTTTACTTCACTTAATACTTGCTTTAATGTAGCGTAGGTATTTTTAAAATGTGGATTTTTTGCATCTTTTTTAATTACATTGATTTGCTTTTGAAATTCAAGCAATCTTTGTGTTAATGATAATTGTTCGTTCGTTTTCATAATAGATTGATTTAATTCTTTTTATTTTTACATTTTTGTAGTGAATAAGCTTTTTTTATCAAAAAGGCAAGTCATCTTTGCTATCAATACGGAAGTCATCTGGCATAAAGTTACTTGAACTTTGTTTGATGTTGTTCTTTGCTGTATAGGTAGCATCTACATTATTTTTAATAAATGGTTCTTGGAATGATGCGCTGAAATACTTTTTGCCGCTTTGACTTTCTTTAAACCATAAAGATATTTCCATTTCTACATTGTTTACTTTTACCTTACCACGATAATCGGGTTGCGTTTCTTTTGTCTTGTTGTTTTTAAAGATTGCACCTGAGTTGTTTTTAGTTTCCATTTTTCTTTTGTTTTTTATTGGTTATTGTAAATTCTTTAAAACGTGTATTAGATTTAGAGTTGATGCACCATTGCTCATTAATAGTGTAACCTTTTTTTCTAATTTTAGCTAATACTTTGTGGAGGTTAAGTGTGCCACATGCACATTCTTTTTTTGTTATTTGATAGGCATTTGAGCCTGTAATAACTTGACCACCTAATAAGGCATCGAGGATTGCTTGTTCTTGTGTTTTCATGGTTACAAATTTAATAATTAATTTTTAACTGAATTATAATTTAAAAAATTATCAGTAATTGTTTCTATCTGATTTTGAAGTAGATAGTATTTTTCTGTTAAATTTTGGTCATAAAGTTCTAATCTTTTTAATTCTGCTAATTTCTGAGCAGTATCATAAAGCTCACTTTCTTTTTGATGAATATCATTTAATGTGTATAAACTTCTTTTTGTTAAGCCTTCTATATAAAATTTATTTTCCATACTTTTTAATTTTTAAGTTATAAAATTCATCTATTATATCTAACAGTTCGTCTTTACATTCTCCTTCTTTAAAAGCCTTGCCGATTGTAACTAAGCTGAAATACTTTTTCTTTGTTATTCCATAACGCTTTAGCTTTGTGTGGTCTCCATGAGTATAATACTCTGTCATTTTAGTTTTAATTGTTTCGGGTATTTTCATTTTGTTTTTTCTATTATTTGTTTTGCTTGTTTTATAAAATAATTATAAGTTGATTGTTCGATATGTTCATCACTGGTTAACTTTAATAAACATTCTAACATTTCAGGAGCTGCTGCTATTAATTTAGCATTTGCTTCTCTTTCTACTGCTGTAAAAACAGAAGTATAATAAACATCTTCACCATTGTATTGTTTTACATTTACTACTGAAGTTGATGTATTTCCTTCGGATTTAATCCATTCCCCTTTTGTATAATTCATATTTGTTTTTAATTTAATTTTAAATAAGTCGCTATAAAGTTGCGCAAAGATGTAAGTTATAAGCAAGCTGCTACGTTCCTGCTCCGAATGAAAGTTCCCCATTGTTCAGCCATAGCTTTTGCCACCCCGCTGAAAGTTTTTGAGCTTTCCTTTTGGCTTATGTTTACAAATTGGTATTTCTGTCCTCGTTTCTTACCTCCTGTATTGCTCGGCAAATACGGCTTATAGTTGCTTTTAATATCAGTAGGTTTTAATAGTGGCAAATTTTTCAACCATAATAAAGTTCGCTTACTAAATTCGTGTCCATATTCGTATGGCTGTATCGCTTGGTCTTGTTTTGGCAATTCAACTACTTTCAATGGTGTAGGGTTTTCAATGGCAATATATTCAATCGGTGCATTTAGTAGTTTTAAAAACAAGTCCTTCGCTTCCATTGCTTTTGCGTATCTATCTTGGCACAAATTACCTGCCGTTGGATACATCCATCTTGCTCCAGCCCTACTCATATAAGTGCAAGGTGGGTGTGCAATCATCATATCATATTTTCCACTATAAGCCTCTTTTAGTGCATCTCCTACAATATGCCATTCAGGTTTACCGCCACTACATTCTTGTAGGTCGCAACTATAAGCCTCAAATCCTAATTCTCGGAAAGCTCTGCAAACTTCTTGGCTCTCCTCACAAGCTATTAATATTTTCATTTCAATTTAATTTTTTAGTTAATAATCCGCAGCCAGCTTATAACAGCACATTGGCGGCATTAAAACGACCGCCAATCTGCAAACCGTTATAATATAACTTGGTTTTTAATATCTATGCTTTTAAACATTTTAATTAGTTCCTGACTGAACTGTAAATTCCAATCAAACTCTAACTGGTTATTTCCGATGAAGATTTTATGCTTTCCAACTACCTGACCTTTTTTATAGAAGTCAAAACAAAAATGAGTTTCAGTATCTGTTATAAACATTTCCATTGTTGTATTATCTAAACTTACATTACTTATATTAATTCTATTGTAATTAACTAAGTTAGCATCTATATAACCATACCAGTATTCAAGATTATTGTTTAGTTCTATTTGATTAGAGTTATTCATAAATTTGTTTTTTAATTGTGTTATATACTTCGTTATATTCTTTTTCTGTTATTTGCTCATAGCTGCATGGGTATTGCATCATGTGTTGAGTAACTTGTATTGAATGTTCAAACTCCCCTAAAAATAAAACGGTAGTTCTTGTTTCTTCTACCATGTAATAATGGTAATGTTGTTTAGTAAATAATGGTAGTTGTACTTCCATTTGTACTTTTTCTTTTCGTTCAATTGTGATTTTCATAACTTTGTGTTTTTAATTATAAAGCAAATATAAAGCAAATTATAATGTAAACAACAAAAAAAAGCAACTATTTTTTATAATAATTGCTAACTAATTGATAACCAATAAGAAAATTTTAATCCTTATTCGCTCTCTTTTTTATCTTTTTCTTTTCCCAATGGCGAATGATAGCAGCTACTAATAAAGTAACTATTGATCCGACTACTGAATT